AAGCTGTACATCGCCGGAGAGGACGCGCACATTGACGGCGCGTGGCAGGTGACGTTCCACGAGACCATCATGTACCGTGTGATGTTCCCCTGGCTTCAGGAGATAAACAAGGACTCCGTCCTTGTCCTGAACCAGTGTCTCAGGAACACGAAGCCCAACCTGCTCGACTACAACTGCATACGGCACTATTGCCAGCAGGCGGGAAGCATACTGGTATTCAATAGCCTGCCGCTCCTCCAGTCGATTAAGGACTTCAACATCCTGCGATCTTTCATCGCGCCGAACCCATTCATGAAGCAGTTCGACAACGACTACAGCCACATCCACGCGAACTTCAAAATCACCTACCACGTGCAGGAGATCACCCTGCCGCCGGAGGCGCATGAGAAATACGCGAAGATGAAGGCTGACCTCATCGCCGACCGCATGGAGAAGGCTGAGCGTGCCATCACCTGTGACACTGGCATAATCCCGCGCCACCTGCTTAGGCTTGCCGACAAGTACAAGCCGAAGGGCTTTGACCGTCTCGATGACTTCAAGCCGGAGATGAACGTCTGCGTCGCGGACACAAAGGCCGACAGGTATTTTTATCAGGAATTGCTGAGAAAGAAGAAGGAGGCAGAGAGCCTTTATGATCACTTATCATCCAGAGACTAATGTGCTGGAGGCCGCACGGCAGCGCATCAGTTATATTTTCGACAACTTCGAGCGCATCATCGTGAGCATCAGCGGCGGCAAGGACTCCACCGTCCTCGCGCACCTCGCCCTTGTTGAGGCGCACAAGCGCGGCAGGAAGATAGGGCTCTTCTACCTCGATGAGGAGGTTGTCTATCAGGCGACCATCGAGCAGGTGGAGTACCTGATGAGCCTGTATCCCGAAAACACGATGAGGTACTGGTTCCAGATCGAGTTCAACCTGACCAACAGCGTCAGCCTGACTGACGGGCAGGTGCACTGCTGGGATCCGGCAAAGAAGCCGCTGTGGATGCACAAGCGGAGCAAAAACAATATTCTTGCCGCGCCGTGGTCTCACAAGACCGTCATCGCCGACAAGAACAAGGGCTTTGGCTACTACGACGTCATCACGAACTTTGAGATGAACATGCCGGGCACTGCGCACCTTGTAGGCCTGCGCGCTGTGGAGTCCCCGAACCGCTTCCGCGCGGTAACGCGCAACCCCGGCTATAAGGACATTATGTGGAGCACGAAGGCTCCCTGCGGAGGGGTCAGCTTCTATCCGCTGTACGACTGGAACTACATGGACATCTGGAAGTACATCGGCGACAACAATATCCGCTACCACCGCTACTACGACTTCTGCGCGCTCAAAGGCATCCATCCTGCTCAGATGCGCGTCTCCTCGCTGACTCATGAGAAGGCGTACAAGAGCATCGCGAGCCTGCCGGAGTTTGAGCCGGAGACCTACGAGAAGCTCCTGAAGCGCATCAAGGGCGTCAGCTTTGCTCAGGAGACAGCGAAGAACAAAAAGATGTTCCTCGCGCAGAAGCTGCCGAAGGGGCATAAGAGCTGGCGCGAGTACCGCGACTTCCTGATGCAGACCTACCCCGACAAGAGCAAGCTGCCGATTTTTGAGAGAAGGTTCAGCCATCACCTCGACAACGAGTTCGTAGCCCGGCAGCAGTGCCGCCAGCTGGTGCTCAACGACTACGAGAACGATCTGCCGGTCAAAAACACCGAGGATCCGATTATTCAGAAAATCAACTTTTGGAGAGACGTACTATGAAGATTGACATTCCCTGCCAGCACATTCAGATGGTTCCGCGCGACAAGATCCAGGCCAACAACTACAACCCGAACCACGTGCCAAAGGACAAGATGGAGCTCCTGAAGCAGTCCATCATCGACAACGGCTTCTGCTTCCCTATCGTCACTATCTGGTCTGAGGAGGACGGGAAGTACATCATCATTGACGGCTTCCACCGCTACACGATGTGCCAGCCGGAGTGGCTCGACATCGATCCCGTCCCTGTCGTCGTCCTGAAGCACGACATCAGCCAGCGCATGGCGGCGACAATCCAGTTCAACAAAGCGAGGGGCGTGCATGAGCTTGACGGCGACGCGGACATCGTCAGGAGCCTCGTCAAGCAGGGCATGAGCGATGCTGACATCTGCCAGCACCTTGGCATAGACGCCGAGACGGAGCTCAGGTACAAGCAGCTGACGGGCATTGTCGAGCTTTTTCGGAAAGTGAATTACTCGGTATCGTGGAGCAGTGACGGTGATGGAAAAGATGAGCCTGGAAATCAGGCAGGTTGATTAATCAAGAAAAGATGTGTACCCGAAACAGTGCTTTTGGGTACATATCGCGGGAACGTGTACCCGAAAAGGCGGTTTTGGGTACATGTGGGAATGGCAGGGACTGATGGATTCGAACCACCGGTAAGCAGAGTCAGAGTCTGCTGCCTTACCACTTGGCGAAGCCCCTATCAAATTGGCAGGAGTTGATGGAATCAAACCACCGTGTACGGATTTGGAATCCGCTGTTCTCTCACTGAACTAAACTCCTTAAAAGGGAGGCCGGCAAGTTTGCACTGTAAGGAGGCCTGCCGGAATAGTTGAGAGCATTCTACGGCATTCCATGACGAGATTCAAGCTGTCAGCTACGAGAAAAATCCGCCATTGTGAATCTGATTTCGATTGCTTTTAGTGCGTCAAGCGTCTCGCACTTCCTGATGGCTTCCTGAATCTGCCATTTCTGCTGGTACAGGAGAGCAACGTTCTTTCTTGCTTCTCTGAGCAGTGTCTCGATGTCGGCAAGGTTCAGGCTGTGATCCACGTTGTCATGGTCGCGGAAGGCTACAGGCTCAGAGCCGAGGAATACCAGCCCGTCAAGATTCTCCCTGCTTCGTGCGTCTCCGTCAACGTTAAACCCTAATGAGGATTTGAAGAACATCGAGGGATCTTTTCTTTTTGAGTCAAATCCCTCTGTCGCGTTTTTGACCTGCATCAGCTTGAAGCCTTTCATCTCCGCGAGCGTGAGCGCGATTGAGATGCCGTCCTCGCTCACGTTGTCCTTACTGTCGGCGGGTGTTTTCACCCAGCGCGCGTGGAAATCAGGCGTCTCGGTGTCGGGGTAGCACGCGCATTCATAGCCGCGCTCCGCCGCCCCGGCGATGAACGCCGCGCTCCAGGCTGTTGACAGCGTATTGTCGCCGCTGTACTTGCCGTCCTTAATACTGTAAATCATTGAGGTACCTCCGGTATAGTGTGTCCAGACTTACAAGGCTCCGGTGGCAGTCAAAGCGGATCCAGTTTGACCGCCATGAGTGATACAAATCCCGATAGTCTGTAATGCTGATTTTACCGCATGCGGCAAGCTGATACAGCGTTTTCAGGCGCCGCCGCTCCCTCGCGAAAGTCTCTCTCGCAGGCCGCATCAGGAGTCTGCCGCTGTCGGTAAAGGAGTACCTGATTTTGCAGAAGGTGAAGCCCTGCCGGAGCGGCATGATGTGCGTCTTGCGCTCACTGATGAAGAGCCCCAGCGCCGCCGCCTCGCGCCTGATGCCCGCAAGTACCGACTCCAGGAAGGAGCGGTCATGGTGCAGTATGTATATGTCGTCCATGTATCTCCCGTAGTACCTGCATGACCTGACCACTTTTGCGTAGGTGTCTATCGGCGTGGGATACCATACTCCGGCAATCTGCGAGACCGGAGCGCCGATGCCGACAGAGCGATGCAGGATACGTGAGCCGTCGCGCAGGCCTGATGTCTCGTAGTCCGCGAGGGAGTTGTACGGCACTGTATCAAAATCGGTGTCAGTGTAGGACACATCGGCAGAGTAAGGCGCGAGGAGCATCTCAAGCAGTGAGCGTATACGCGCGTCCCTGACCTTTGCGTCTATGGAGTCAATCAGGCGGTCATGCGGTATGTTGTCAAAGAATTTGGCGAAGTCAATCTTGAGCACCCAACCGCCAGTGCCATGCCGCCTCTGGTACTCACGCAGGTGACGCGCAAGCCTCCGCCGCGTGAATGCCATGCCCTTGCCCTTGAGGCTCGCGCCGTTGTCGTAGATGAGATACGGCGTCAGGGCAGGCAGGAGCACCGCATCGCAGAGCGCGTGCTGCAAGACCATATCAGCAGGATCCAGGGCGCGGATAAAGCGCCTGCAACCCCGCTCGTTGACGATGAATTTGAAGCCCTTCCCCGGCCTGTACGTGCCGTCAATCAGAGATTTCCGGAGAGCGGTGCAGAAATGGAGTCTGTCGCAGGTGATGCGCTGTACCGATGATTTCCAGCCTGATGATTTCTCCAGCTTGCGGGTTGCCGCGAGAAGTGAGTT